GGGAACATTAAGGGCATTACCATTGAGATTGGTTCGGATACCAAGAAATTCAAAAGCGGCTTAGCGGAGCTGAATAAATCCGCAAAGGATTTGCAGAATGAGTTGAAATACGTCAATCAGGCATTGAAGCATGACCCGAAGAACACCGACCTTCTGCGGCAGAAGCAAGAACTGCTGACAAAATCCGTATCGGAAACAAAAAGCAAGCTGGAATCCTTGAAGGCGGCGAAGGAAAAAGCCGATAAGGACATGGCAAACGGTACGGAGGTCAATCAGGAGCAATACCGCCGTCTGGTACGGGAGATTTCCACAACGGAAAACAGTCTGAAAAATCTGACAAAGGAAATGAAAAATTTCGGCAGCGTGTCCGCACAGCAGATTGCGGCGGCAGGGGAAGATGTGCAGGAGCTTGGCGGCAAGATTGAAACTGTCGGGAAGAAAGTAAGTGTTGCATCTGCCGCATCCGCTGCCGCTCTTGGGGCATCTGTGAAGCTTGCAAGTGACTATACGGATGCGGTTGCGAAGGTAGGTACGGTTGCAGATTTGCAAAGCGTACCACTCGAAAAACTCAGAGATGATATGCTGCAATTATCTACAGAGACAGGCAGAGG